GTGCTCGTGCGAGATCGTTTATCTCTGCACCCAACATCCGAACCGACTTTAATTCATCATCAACAGTAATTATTGCGTCTTTAAAAAGCTCCTTCGTTTTAGAGGCTATTGATTTAAGCCCATCCGTTACGATAGAAATCATCTTTGCGATAGCGATTCCTATTCCAGTGACAAAAAGGCCGGTAAATAAACCAGCCATTACACCAGTCCATTTATTAGTAGCCCTTTCACCTTCATCAAGACTTTTTTTCAGCTTGCTTAAATCACCTTCAAGGGTGACTTTCGCTTCTCCTACGGTTTTAGCCATCCCATTCTATCCCATCAATTTTACTGTTAATCTCGTTTGCATCTGCACCTGAATTCATCATATTCATTAACCCGACAATCCCCCGCGCTTTTGCGCTCGAATCTATTTTAATTTCTTTCGCCGTGTTTGATTTGCTCTTACCTCTTTTTTTCTTCCCCCCCCCAAAAAATATCCTGACCTTAAAATTTGCCGTCTCCATCCATGTCATTATAGCTTCGTTGATTTCCCACCACGCCATTTCCTCTATTTCTTGTACGCTGTACCTCATGTCCCATTTGAGGATTCCGTAAGCGATTCGGGGGTTAATTTCTGCGGTTCCGTCTCCGGGACTTCTTTGCTTGTTTTCTCCGCGAGATACTTTTCGAGGATCGGGTACGCTTTGAGTATCTTTTTTTTTATATCTCCCTGTAGGAGTTCGATTGTCTGTGTGATCTGTTCGGCATTTACCACCAATACAGCAGTCGCGAGCTGTAGCGTGTCAGGTATTCGCATTTCTTCGACCTGCTCGATCGTGACGTACTGTTCTTTTTCGTCTTTTACCGACACGCTGATAAAAAGACATATCTGTTCGGTATACTTAAAAGCAATCTCGGGGAGAAGTTCGAGAAGAAACGTAGTTAATGGCTTTGATTCATCGGTTTCCTTTTTGAACCTATCCAGCACGAAAGAAAGCAGATCAGACAAATAATTAATCAACTGCGCGGCCCGCTTAACCCCAAGTTCGGTAGCGACAAACCTATGCCCGGCAATGATAACCTCTTCGGTTCTCTTGCCCTCAAAAAGTGAGCGTTCCATTCAACCTCCTACGGAGTATAGATTGACCAATCGCCATAATAGCCATATGTAGAATCGTGTTTTAGCAGGGTGATTTTAGACGATACACCAGCCCATTCGCCTTCATCTCCGGGGTTAAGGCTCATCTCCTGAGAGAGTGAAAACACGGCCTTTGTGTGCCTGATTCTGAGATTGTCTCCCTCTTCAAGGGGCTTTTCGACTCTGATTGCATATTCCACCGGTACGGAATCTGACATTACCTCAAATGTATAGCCATCATGGGTTTCATAGACGTAATCCACGTAAACCGTTTGACCGTCGGTAATAGAGCCACCATTGATTCGCCCTAAGTGCCCGGCCTTTTTGTCAATTACATAATCTACATCCACCGTATACGTATCACCACCCCCGGCTTCGGACGTTACCACTACGGCGCAATCGGCATCAAATACATGACCGTATGTAAGTTGGTTCCATCCATGCACATCATATCGACCGTTCATGACAAGGGCTTCGTCTGTGACTGCCTGAGTGCCATCACTTGTAGCGGCAAGATCGGCCACGCCATGCAGGACCTTCGCCCATATTGACGCATCGCCCACCTCTTCCCACTCAAATTCAAGCTCGATTAACGGCGCACCCTTGACAATCTTGTCAATCCCGATAGGATAGCCCGACCTGTCATAGTGAGGCCGCTCCTTTCCGTCAATTCGATATGTCAGCGTGCGGATAGCCCCGAGGTTGACCTCGCCGCTCCCCGAGTTGACATAGACATATCCAATCGCACTACTGTCTAAATTCGCTGTTGAAGGCATTTTACGTTACTCCTCTTATTTTAAATTCGTAATCTGCTGTTATCATTAAAACTCCATCCTCAACTCTTTCAGGGCCGGTCATGCCCTGGTTGAGACATGACTTATGCCTGTATCCGTCTGTGTATGTTATTTCTTGTCTGTGAAAGCATTTATCAAGGGCATAGAATATGCTTGATATCTCTGTGTCGAAATACTTATCAGAATAAATGCTAAACTGAACTGTGATGTCCATGCCGTTCGCTGAAAACTCGTAAGCATCTTTTGCTGGTGGTACTATGAAATATATGACATACGGGAACTCCGTACCCTCCGGCACCTGATATGGTTCAAAATCGCTTATCAACGCCATCAAAGTAAAATCTGCCTCCGCTTTAGTTTTTATGGCATCCATTAAAAAGTCCATTACTTAAATACGTCCTTAAAAGCCATATCAACAAGTTTATTTTCGTATTTTTTGAGTGCTCGTCTTGCAAAGGGACGAGGCTTGATTCGCACCGTCCCATATTCTAGCCATTTGCCGTATTTCAAAGCCGTGCCTATTCTCACAAGCCTTTTATACCTTCCCGTCGCTTCAACCTTGTAATCAATCGATGCGGCGAGTGTGCCTATATCTGTCATTGGTGGTTCCTCTGGGGCAGACGCCCGATGAATCCTCCCTTTTCGTTTATAAATCCTCCCACTCGCTGGCCCGCGATTTATTGACGCTCTCATTTCCCCTGAAAGGACAACACCAATATGCTCTAAATTCTTTTCGAATTTTTGTGTGGCATCGTCTAAAAATTTATCGCCATGCCACTTAACCGACATTTTTACCCGTCCCGGTTTCGAGGGTTAAAGAAAGAAACGTCTGATTATCGACTATCCGCTTAACCTTGTAATAAATCGCCTTGTCTGATGATGCCTTTAAATCACTTCTGAATCTATCTTCAAGGGTTATGGTAATTCCCTTTTGTTTATTACAGACAAATTGATGATCGGCTTTAATTCCAAACTGTCCAAGCAAAATAGACTCACGTCCAGAGACATCAGTCAACACACCTTTGATTATACGGATATCTGACCATCCCTCAGCTTTGGTGCCATTGTTTCTGGTATATCTCTGTAGCATCAATTGTGTTTTTGGTCCAGCTACCATATAGCGTTTGATCTCCGTGCATAAGAATCAAGTCCCCGCCTCACGTCCGGGGGGAGGTCGGCATAAACTTTAGCAATCCCTGCTGTTGACCATGAAGATATCCCGGATGCGTCCTCTTGATCTCTCTGATACACCGCCTTGACCATCATGCCGATAGCAGTTTGTATCTGTGCGGGGACTGTTTCATATCCACCCCGATATTCAACCCTAACATTACGCGAACCATCAGGCCAACACACATAAGCCCTCAATTCCCCGACGTCGGGATCGAGCGTATATCCGGGTTTGCTTGCGTCTGGTATTTCAAGATAATATGTGTCGCCATCATATATCTGTTGACCTTGAATCTGTATCAATTCAGTGTAAGGGAAATCCGAGAAATCAGAATCGGCAAGGGCCGCTGTCCATCCAGTACCGAGTGCGTTTATGCCGTCTACTATTTCTCCCAAGGTATCGTAATCGGTATCGGAAAAATCTATTGTTGATGCCCCCGCGTTCGTTCCGCCTACAATAGTTAAATACAAGTAATCATCGTCTATCTTGATCGTGGCATATGCCATATCTGAATTAGAATTAGTCAGAGAGATTCCATTACGTACCCATGTAGTGACTCGCTTTAAGGTAATAATGGGAACGTGTTTTACAAATATGCTTTCCTTCCCCCCTGAATGATACTCGACATAATCATCGGCCTCGATATTGGTCATGAGATGTGATCGCTTCGCCCAGCCTTCAACGAGGTCTTGTATCTGTCCAACCCTTGTAGCCATATCCCCGGCGGGAATATCTGATGTAATAGTCTGTGCCGCCGCCGCATCTTCGTTAAATCCAAACGTCAGCCCTCCATCACTACTAAGATGCGTATATGCTATGGTATGTCCCGATCCGGCATCTATGGTGAATTTCTTTGTAGTAGATGAATATGAAACAACGAAGGCAATCGTACCTGTACCTGTGAGCGTATTGTCAGCATTCATGGCCGTCTGTAACGCCGTGGCTAGATCAGATCCTTCATAAGTCCCATCAGTGATATCGAGCGTTACCGGCCCGCCCTGATCTGATGTGAATATCAACTCGTCATTCGCCGCCGTGATCGTGAAATAGGTTTCGACCTCATCACACCATGCGAGGGCATCGGCTAAAGTTATAAGGCTCATGTCTCACCTAATATAAAGATATGCCGTGCCCTCATTAGAAGCCCCGGCACCCGACACACTGAACGTCAGTTTGCTTACTGCCACAGCCCCCATATTGGCCTCTGTTACAAACTCCTGATTGGTTTCATCTCTATCCGCCCCATTCCCGGCCAGCAGATCAACACCATCATCGTCCGCAATCGTGATATCATAATCATCATCAGGCTGTGCCGATACGCTGGGGACGGTAGAAAGAAGTATCAGTTTTCCTTCGTAGCTATTTACTGTCGTGCCTTCCGCTGTCCCTGCATCCCCGGCTGTTCCAGCTACCCATGCAAAGGTAATCTTCTTAACCGATCCCCAGTCTTTTTCTGTTATCGTTACAGTTCCCGCCGCCATTTATCCCTCCACAAATTTTTCATATACGGTATAAAGTTCTTCTTTTAGCTGATCCTGCTTATCCAGTTTTTCTAAAGTATCTCGTATGATTGACATCCCGTGTATTGAGATATCAACATCAACCTCCTGTGGAATTTGATTACCTTCGTCGTCAGTGAGTTTCCAGTAGACTTTCCCGTCATCCTCTTGATGAAATTCATATAATTCTTTTTCTTCGTCTGTCAAAGATAGCGATTCCCGTAAATTCTTTATCGTCTTTAAAGTCTGAAAATTGCCCTCTCTTGGAAGTATTGTAAAAAGGGCGTATCTCTCAAAAATAGTTAGAATCATGGAAAAATAACTCCTGTAATTAAATTTCCGAAGTGGGCGGGGGCAATTCCCCCCGCCCGATTAAGGTTTAACTTGCGTCATCGGCCACCAAGAGGTACTTGGTCGCTCCACCAATCTGAACCTTCAAAGTCGCGTCTCCGGTCGCCCCGGATGCTGTCGTGTCGTACAGATGCCCCGATTCCGCTGTTACCCCCGAGAGGATAAACAGAAAACCGTTGTCATCAAACGTACCAACCCCATCCCCTGAGGCGGCCATGTACAGAAACGCCGTTCCGGTTCCAGTAGAAGCCCCCGAGCCAAGGACAAGTTCAGCTTCAAGAGGTGCATACGTCCCGTCTACCGTCCCGGCAGAGAGCGTCATTTCGGCACAAAGGGCAGATCCAAGACCTGCGGTTTTGCCGCTTGCCCCGTATTCCGCATACGCTTTGAGAGCGTTCGACCACCCACCAAGTGCTACATTGGTGTACATATGGAACCGCGCCCGGCCTCCAACTCCACCGGCTCCCGTCATGGTGCTTTTCATGTAAAAAGGTTCCGCGCTCGTCGCTCCGCTCGTACTTGCACATGTCGAATAAATATCAATGATTGGAGTTCCCGCCGTCAAAACGAGGGGCGTCCCGGATGAACCGACATCTATCTTTGCAAGCCCCGCGAAAACAAGAGCGTCCGCGCTTTCGTCCCACAACATATAGGCCGATGCCGTGGCTCCCCTGAAATAAACATCAAGGCCACTCGCATCAAGACCAAACTGCACAGACGCACCATTCCCGGCGACTGTTTCATGGAATATCTGATTTCCAGAGCTCCATGTGCATTTCACATTAGTAACTGGCATTTTAACCCTCTACCCATACCTTTCGGTTAACGCCGTGGTTCGGCGGGGGGGCCGAAGCCCCCCGGTTAAAATCAGTCATCATAAATCGCGCCCGGCATCGGGTCTTCTGCAATTCTCGGCTCTTCGAGTACGTAGATAGCCGCTCCGATTCCGCTTCCGCTGGCCTGTGCTACATGAATACGGAGACAGTCAAAGCCGTTAGTAACGTCCAGTTCCTCGGCTCGCCATTCCACCATGTACACCTTATTGTGCACGTCGGGGATGGTGAACGTATCAGAGGTAACAGCGACCTTGCAGAGAATATCCTCATCGTAGGCCGTACCGTCGGCAGTAGCAGTATATCCAGAAGTGCCGCCAGTTAGAGTTTCCGCATCCTGGAATGCATTGGCATCCTTCGTGTGGAAAGTCACCGTACTTCTGTTTGCCGAAACAACGACCGCTGTCCCGGTGCTGGTGCCGCCTGTGATAGTCTCACCCACGCTGAAAATGCCGTTCGCTCCGGTGATGTTGATCTTCCCGCCGGTTTTCCATGCGTAGTCAAAACCGAGGGCCTTTGCGCCGGTTGCAGCAACGTCCTTTGCCTGATACGCCGTAACAACCGCCGTGCCAGCCGTGTCGTTGCACACGATATAGCACTTACATCTGTTGTATCCCTTCATGGATACGTAATCACCCGGATTAGCCGCCGTATTGAGATCGACCGGCCAAATCGCGGGGACAACATGAATTCTTCCTTCACTCATTTTTTATCCCTCCTTTCCTTATGACCTGGTCGCCAGGGCGACAAAGGGTGAACGGGTTTCTGCCGACTGCGGGGGTTTCAAGGCTTCGGCCCACGGTGAATTTCCATCCGCAAAGTACAGCCACGCGAAGGCTTCCTCGTTGTAATCGAAATACAGATGAATCGAGGACTCAAACCTGGGCGATTCCATACCAGCCTTGGTAGCAAGCCAGTACTGGCTCGGGTTGACAAGCAGGATGTCTCCCTCGGTCCCGAGAGTAGAGCAGTGATCGAAGTACAGGATCGGATAGCCCCACAGCGTATCGTTTGGCCTGTTGGCCGCCGAATTACCAGGAATGAATATCGGGCCGCCGCCGGTTCCAACTGCAACGCTCATCGTAATAAGCTGAGTGAGACAGTCCCGATTGACCAACCAGACACCACCACCCTTCGCATAAAAACGCTGCAACATCTTTGTCGTATTCTCGGTGATGATGGTAGCCGCTCCCTGTCCGGTTTCTTTTGCTACGCTAATCAGGGCCGGGGAGTTCAGAATTCCCAGAGGCTGTCCCGCACCGGTGCCCCTCACAATCGCATTGTTGAGCATTGCATTGAGACCGTCAGCGAATCCGGCCTGGAGCATCGCGCCGACTGAAACGGGCGAATATTCCATCAGGGTTCGACTTACTTTACACAGCCCCATAAGCTCATGAAGAGTCATTGAAAACTCCCCGAACTTCGGCTCTGATGCCGTCGCCTGTGCTCCTTCAGCTTTCCAGTACCACTTTATCCCGCCGTATACCAGGTTCCCGCTCTGGTCAAACCCCTTGATGTACGGAAGCTTTGCAGTTCCGGTCGACATCGGGAAATTGAACATTCCCGTCAAAAGTGGATCAGCACCAATCGCATTAGAGATCAATGCCGCCGAAAATTCACTCGGCATCAAATAACCGCCAGCATCCGGTACTGCCATCTGTAGGGTTTTTGTCACCCTATCCCACTCGGCCAGCTTCGGAAGAACAACCGGCCCCTCTTTCTGTCCGGCCTTGTAGATAGCGAAAGCATAATCGGAAATATCCTTAAAGCCACCCCTCTTATCTTCGGCCAGTTTCTCTTCCGGCGTCTTTCCCATTTCAATACCGCGCTCGGGCGGCTCTACTTTGGGCTTCGCCTTGCTCTGCTCTTCGGCAAGCTTCTCCTCTGCGAGCTCTTCCGCTTTCTTTGCGGCCTGCTCCTCGATGTACTTGTCGAGAGCTTCTTTGTTTTCGAATTTCATATGTCAGGCTCCATGTTAGGTGTTTAGCCTAACGCCTCCAGCTTCCATTCACCTGATATCTCCAGCGGTTGCCTGATATCTCCAGTTCGGGACAGCCTGACGCTTTCAGCTTATTCAATCTCCACGACTATTCCTTTTTTCGTGGCGACTATAATATCCGCGACCCTCGCGGACTCAGCTTCTACTAAAGTCTTGATGTGTTTTTCATCAAGTTCGATTTCTCCAACCAGACCATCCGGGATTTCTATTTCCTCTGATATCTCGATTGACTCATCAA